ATACACAGACAAGCCTATTGTTATACGCCCGCATCCGCGACAGCGCATAGGCGACGTTCCAGGATGTGTTATAGAAATGCCAAGGCCTGTACAAGGAACGTACGATAACTTTGATTATGATCGTAGTTTAAAAACAGCGTGGGCTGTGGTCAACCACAACAGCGGACCGGGATCACAAGCAATATTAGCAGGTGTCCCGGCGTTTGTTGATGCGTCTAGTTTGGCAGCACCTGTTGGTAACTTGGATTTGTCTACAATAAACAATCCATCAAGACCGGACCGTGCTCAATGGTTAGAACAATTGGCACACACCGAATGGTACACGGACGAAATTGCCACTGGGGTACCACTCGAGCGGTTAATGGTGTCCCATAACAGATAGACTTTTGTCAATCCATTGCAAGACTAGATCCTGCTGTCGTACCATATTATGATGTTGTATGCTGGCCACTGCTGTTTCCGGCAATAAGTCTTTTTCGACCAACTCGTGCCATGTAGTGGTTTTTGGATCCATTGGTGCATGTGTGCTTTTATACGCAATTACATGGATAAATTCATCGTCGGGACGTTTTAAAAAGAATCCAGAATTACAATCCCATCCATTTACTGCCAACATGTGCATCAAACTGACCACAGTATGATGATAGAAACATCCGCTGGGCTGCACAAACGATAACTGCCGTATGTTCATGAATGTGGTTTGCGGAACTACAATTACCAACATACCACCATCTTCGGCCATGCCATTCCATTTGGCCAATGTTTCAAGTGGATTAACACAGTACTGAAAAGCGTCATGACACCATAGCACATCAAACTTTGATTTTAATGATAGCTCATCAACTTTTTCAAAATCAAACTTTTGATGTGTGACATTGGGATACTTTTTAAACTTTGACGGTGCGTCAGCAATATCAATTCCTGTACAGCGAATGTTCAACGGGATGGGCGCATCATCGCGAGTGGTTCTGGTTGCCCACCATTCTAGATCTGCTCCGGCACCGCACCCAAGATCAACCAATGATCCAATGCTTTCCATAAAGTCATCATACTCAAATAGCGTGTTGAGAGTTTGTAAACTGTGTTCGTGCCGCTCTTCGTCGTTTCTAAAACTCATAGTTGTATATCTTCCATACCAGCAGCCCGTAATCTAACAACATGACCTAACATGAAGTTTTTACTTTCCATTGCTTTCATAATTCCCAGGAATCGATTTCTAAGGAACGCTACTTCGTTAATAATAGTTTCAAAGTCTACTACTTCGTCTTCACCGTCTACGTATTTTTCTGCATCTCTGCTGGACAATGCACGGGCGTATCCTTCTAAATACTTTTGAAAATGTCGACGACGAATCTTGCGTAGTTGTATATTTAAATGATTTAATATTGCTTCAATTTCTTGTAATTGATTAAATCTATGTTCAGTGATGCCCGGCAATGCTGAAATGTTTTTTTCAACTAGGCCGCCAATATTGCAATCACGTCGTGCAGATTCAAGCTCTTTTTCATAATGAGCGATAAAATCTGGGATTTCTCCCAGATTGTTTGTAACACGGCTAAGCCACATAATTAATCTTCATACTCAGATTCGTTGTCGTCATCTTCATCATATTCTTCTTCTTCATCAGGATCGTCACTGAGATCTTTGATGTAGGCTGCTAGTGCCACTTTGACTTCTTTGTCGCCTTTGTACATGTCTCGAATATCATCAGGATCAACGTCGTTGTCAACTAGCACAGAAACTAAAACTTCTGCGGCTTCTTCTCGATCGACTGTGTTGATGTATCGTCTGAGTTCATTCCAAATTTCGCTAGATAATTCCACTGACATTGTTATTCCTCCGTTGTTTCTTCTAACGTTTCTTCAATCACGGCTGTTTGTTCTTTCAATCCTGAAAAATAAGCCATTAACTTGTCCAAACAACCATCTTCGTTTGCTTCCCACTTTTTACGAAACTTTTTAACAATTTCGCCATCAGCAGTTACAAATACCAAACTGTTGCCTTCTCTCTTGAGAATTTCTTTTTTCTCTGCCAAATCAACTAGTCCACTGTGCGGACTCATACCAGTTGAGTATGGAATCTTAACTTGCATGCCTTCAAAAGGTTTTGCGTAGCGTGTCTTCATTACCTTACAACCTGCACGGATACCGTTGACTTCAGAAACCTTGTTGCCATCTTCATCTTCCTTCAGCTTCATTTTCTTCATTGCAACCACGATACTGGATGCATAGATGAAACCTTGTCCGCCGCTGATCTTATCATCTGGATCAAACATGTCTTGACTAGCATATGTATGATTGGTTGCAACCAAGCCTACGTTATGACTGCCAAACATGTTGACAGAGTTTCGCACAAGTGATGTAAGTGCTTTGGGTTTACGGCCCATGTCGCCTTTCATGTCGCCAGCTTCGAACTGGTTAACATCAGTCGGAGTAAGCAACATGCCCAAGCTGTCAATTACAAATAACACTTTCATGCGCTCTTCTTCTGGAAGTGCTTTGTAGTCTGTCATGAATGTGGAAATTGTTTTGGCAACGTCGTCAATCATGCTCATGTTGAGTTTAAGCAACTTTTCGGGGCTAGTGTCAACACCCAGTGCGCGAAGCCACGCTTCGTCGAGTGCGTTTTCTGTGTCAACAAGAATAACAAATATATCTTGCTCTTGTGCGTTCTTTACAATGTTGCCTGAACAGATGTAGCTCTTGCCTGCACCTGATTCGCCGGCAAATACTGTAACTTTGCCCAGTGGAATACCTTTGTTGAAGTCACCTGAGATCAGATAGTTAAGTGCATAGTTGCCTGTGCTGATCCAGTCTGTTGGATCGTTAAATCCAATGCTTAGTCCTTGAATGCTTTTTGTGATGTCCTTGCGGAACTTTGAAATATCAAATGGTTTTGCCATGATTTGCCTTTTTAAAAATGTTAATATATTATACTATCAATGTTGATGTTTGTCTATATGTAAATCTACGCAGGATTGCCAAAAGTCTCTAACTAATTTACGGTTAAAATCATTGTATACTAACTGATGATATAGTGTGAATTACATTTAATCATCACTTACTACTAGTACTTTAAAGAAAATTTATGTTATACTTGGGTTGTCTTTGTTATTAATTATGTTGTCGCATACTGAATAATAATGCTTTACAAAATTTTCACTAAAGAAATGATCATAGTTATATTCGATATTTTCTATTTCCATCAAATACAAATCATGCCAATCTAATTTGGTTAGTTTGCTAAATTTAGACAACATCGAAAGCAATTCAACTAATCGTTCAATAGGATTAGAAATGCTGTCAAACCTGTAATCAAAAAGAGTATCGTATCGTTTAAATCCCAGTACGGAAGAAAAATATTCAACTGCCAGCAGTCCTGCATAAGGAACAAAAAGCCCCCGATTTACAATACTATAGAATATTTTCTCTGATATTATTGGAGACTGCGACGTGGCCATTGTTTCGCTCACTACGTGCACAAAGCTCTCTGCCATTCTATCGGTGAGAATCTCACAGTTTAACTGGTGGCCAATTTTTCGATATTGCATGCTGCATACAGAATCATTAAATTGGTCATCAGTTATTGCAAAAAACTTACGGTAAAATCTACTTTTATCTTTTACAATATCGTCGATATGCCCATCTATCGAAGCTGGTGACATTACAAAATTTTTAGTAGAATATTCAGGATTAAACCATCCTTGCTGTTGCAGAGCTGACACTACCAATTTTCTAGAGACATGGTCCGATCCGTTAAACGATACTAAAAAATTTTTAAAATTCACCGGACTATGAATATTAAATCCAAACATAGGTGTCACTAGATCGTAGATTTGTTGCAGATAGTTATCGTGGAATATTAAATTTGAACAACTAGCATACAATTGTGGGTTGATCCAATTTATCACAGGGCAATGCACATGTATATAATTTTGACGACTAGCTGCTATCTGTTGAATTGCTGTCAGTGTACCAGTCAAGTTATCGCCCAGGTGGTCCCATAAAACAATACTGTCAGAATTTGATAGTATTTCAGTTATTGACCTTTTCCCCTGAGGCACTGCGTACATAATTGAAGGATTCGGTCTATCAGATACTAAATCGTAATCAACAATCATTTTTAAAAACATCGTTTAATGAAACATCTACATAATTTTGCCAACTAGGGATGTTAGTGCTGGAATGTAATGCGTCAAATAGCAAAATTCCACGAGCTGCATCCTCGGGTGTCATATAGTAATGCCATCCCAACAAATTTATATTTTCACTATTCTGTTGGCCTTTAATTTTTCTACCATCATAACGGGATTGCCGCAACCAATCACTGGCAGTTTCGTCATTTGTTAAAATCATTCCTCCCCGGCCGATTGGAATAGGTTTTTTTATTTGAAATGATATTACCGAAAAATCATCAACAAACATATTTGGTTCCCACAAAGCGGCTGCATCCCATACTGGGTAAGGATGTAACTTGTATCGTTTTTGCCACTGCGTATTATCAAATGTTACGTTACAACCAGTATGCAAAATCTGCATCGGAACACTAGCGTAAGTATGTTTAGGTATTGTTACATTGCCAGATGCTTTTAAGTATTTTAGACATAGGAATAACCCGTGACTACAGCAATCAACCGCAATAGCGTGTTCAGCCCCTGCAAATTTTGCTATTTTATTTTCAAAAATTTCTACTATCTCAAAAGGATCTTCCCAAGTATAACCTTGCTCGCATAACATACGTAGGTCGGGTCTTGAGAAGTTTTCAACAATGGAATGATTTGGCCAAGTTTGATACATATTTAATTAGTGTCAGACGGAAAATTACCAACACGCCTGGCAGATCTGCGACCAGTAGAAAACCCTACATATTTTCCTGATTCTGTTATATCCTTAGTAATGTCGGTTAGGGCCCCTACTAACACATTATTACATATTGTTATTTTGGGGAAAATTGCTGATTTTATGTTAATTTCGCAGTTATTTCCAATTGTTGATCTTCCAGCAATCCCTACCATCGGGTGTATAATTACATTGTTGCCAATTGACACATGATGGCTAATTTTTACATCTGCTTCAACTATGCAGTGTTTTCCTATAGTCGAGCTTATTAGAACAAAACTTAAAGGACCAATAAATGTTCCATGGCCAATTATTTTTTTTACTAAAGCGACATCGGTTACATCAAAATTTAGAATGGAACTGTTGTGACAGTAAATTATGCAATCTAACTTTAAATCTTCAATTCTATTAATTACTTTTAATCGAAGATGTTTGTTTAGAGTAAAAGATATCATGTACGAAAAGTTTTTTAAACTCTCGTGGTCCTTACTCAACACCCATTCGGGGCTTACTATTTCTACAGTCATACCTGACTCTTTTGAAAAATAATAATACATTTCCTGAGTCAACGCGGCGTCAGGATAGCCAATGAGTCGAATATTTGAGTGTGCAGTGAGTAGCATTATAGTTAGTTATCAACGTACAATTACCAGGGTAAGATAATTAACTAGTACAACAGGATTAGCCCGTAGATATTGTTTAATCAATTTTTGGCAAAAGTATTTTAATTGTTGGATTGTTTATTTTCGTTAGCATCTTCTTCATCGTAGCGCCGCCGAATATGCCTTAATTTTCTCATTTCTTTATACATTCGATAAATTTCAACTGGTGCATAGCTTGGCCACACCCATGGAATAAAACCATGAACAAGTCCCTTGAATGTCATTTTAGCCAGCTTGTTGCATTGTACCAATGCATGAGACAAATGTTGCCAATACGTCCAATTTGCCTCTTTAAGATGTTCGGTGAGATGTTTGCGCAATTTTTTCATAATATTTTATATGTAGTAAAGCGCAGTACAAGTCTTGTACTGCGCCGCTTCTTGTATATATATTTATTACTTCTGTTGACGGCTGCGAATCATAGCCAAAATATCTTCGGCTTTCTGAGTCGGTGCTGCCGCTGGTGCTGCCACCACTGGAGCGGCTGCCACTACAGGTTCATCTTCGTCAAAGTTTGATGCTGCCGCTGGTGCTGCCACCGGAGCAGGATTGACCTGTGGAGTTGGTGCAGACTCAGAACCGCCTGCTGGTGCTGATACGCCTGCTGGACGGAAGTAAGAACCCCAACGCTCAGTATCGTATGCCGCACCATCAACTGATGCTTCAAACATTTCTTTGATCACTTTGACAGCGGCCTCGTCTGGCTTCTTGGGCAAAAATGTGCTCAAGTCCCACAAACTGTGTGCTTCTACTGCTGCCTGCTCTTGTTCAGTCAATGCAGATTCTTTGCGAGCCCACTTTGATGTGTTGTAGTCAGCATAACCACCTTTGGCTGTTTTGGTAATACGGAAATCCAAACCACGCAAGTAGTCAGTTGGCAATTCTTCCAACTCTGGATCCATCAATGCGCTTTTGATAAGTGTAAACAATTGTGGGCCAATGATGAACCTACGAATTGGATTTTCTGGAGTCTTCTCGTCAGTCATTGGATTTTCGCGAACAAAACCTTGGAAAATGTAACTGCGCTTTTTCCAGTACTTACGACCCATGTCTTCAAGAGCTTTGTCTTG